TCAGATTCTAAAGGCGCAGGAAAAGCAGGACTAATGCAACCTATGGGATCATCTCATTGGGAAGAAAAAGTTCCTGATACAGAAATGCAAGATTCTCGTTACTGCTCAGAAATGGGTGCTAAAGAAGAATTGAAAGGGCAAGTAGATGCATTAGCTTCTTATGTTAAGAAAAATAAAATGAAGTATTAATATGAAGAAACATCATGCACCTGATTATGCAAAAAATAAAGATGCCGATGTAATTAGTAAAGGTTGGGCTGATGCCGATCCGAAAGAACATTGGGTTAAAGATGTAGGGAATAGCGTATTTCCAAAACACAATGGAAATGATCCTAAAACTGCTTTTCTTGCTTGTAGAGGAAAAGATAGACCTCAGCCCCACGAAAAAATTAACGAGTGTGATCATTGACAGATAATAAAACAGCAGGCGAGATATCTAATAAGTTAGGTCGTGATACTACTTCCTATAATGCTAGAGAAGTAGGTCATGCAATGACTGAGAATATAGGTAAGCATTTAAGGGAATGCATAGATGCACATAAATCTATTATAGACGAACCTGAATGGTGCGTTGTATTTGTTATTGCTGATGATCCGCTTATTGGTAATATGAGACGTCGTAAGTTTTATTGTTGGCCCTATATGCCTAGTCCTAGACCTAATCAAAGCGTTTTTCTATATAATAGAGCAGCTGATGATATCATTAAGAGATTATGGGTATTGCCTAATGCTGAAGTGATGGCCGAGCTTACTTCACTTGGTCAAGTCAATCCTGTCTATTATACAATGAAGAAATGGTCGGAAGCTTTCTTTCATGGATGGGTTGAAAAATGGTCTTGGAAGCATCTTAAAAAGATATGGGTGAATACAACTCCATCTCATTTCTTCAATGTAATCCGTAGGCAGCATGATATTCATATGCTATCAGAGCATGAATATATATTAGCTAACCGCGATAAATTGATGAAGGCGGGCTGTAAGCTCCCTCCTCCCGATCTTTCCAATCCCTTTGATTTCGATAAGATCCAAGTCAAGAAGGTCATAGACCCTATCATACCCAGCCTTAAGCAAAGCGTTTTCAATCTTTTTGGAAAGACAAAGGGCACTCAAGGGCAAATCACATGACATCATGGCCATTGATTTTTGATAAGCTGACACTTGCTTCAGCAATTCAATTTTTACTTTTTTCTTAAATTTCTTTTCGTCTTTATCTTCAACCATAATAGGAACCTCAATGTCAGAACCTGAAAAAGTAGCAGAAGCACCTAAAACAGAGCAACAGTCAACTACTCAATTAGATAAAAAAGTTGAATCCAATGAAGAAACTCCGTCTTTTGTTAAATCAGAGAGCAATAAAGAGAACTGGAAAGCCTTTAAGGAAGCCCGTGAAAATGAACGCAAAGCACGTGAAGCGGCCGAAAGACTAGCAGCAGAAGAAAGACAGCGTGCAGAGGCTTATCGTGAAGCTATGGAAGCATTGGTAAACAAGCCACATCAACAGCAATATACACCGCAGCAATATCAGCAAGAAGAAACAGAAGACGAACGGATACAAAAGAAAGTTGATGCAGCTTTGATTAAAGAACGTCAACGTTTTCAGGAAGAACAGAAGAAACGAGAAGAAGCCGAATTACCTAATCATTTAACTAAAGCTATGCCTGACTTTGATAAAGTATGTAGTGCTACAAATATAGATTATCTAGAATTTCACTATCCTGAAGTGGCAGCAGGCTATAAACATATGCCTAATTCATTTGAGAAATGGCAGAATATTTATAAAGCAATCAATCGTTTTGTTCCTACTACTGATATTAAGAAAGACCAGAAGCAATTGACACAGAATATGAATAAGCCACAAAGTATGTCATCTCCTGGAACTTTAGAGGGGACACAAGCAAAAGGGCCTATCATATTAGACCAAGCTCGTTTAGCTGCTAACTGGGAAAGAATGCAGAAACAAATGAAGGGTATTTCTTAATCATTAGTTTTATTACACAGGATTTGTCTATAAATCATAGATCCTGTGTTTTCTAAACATTTGCAATCTGGATCGTGAACGATTCCGCCTAGAGACCAAATAATATATGAGTGATTTTTATATTCTATTTTGCTAATCAATCCATTTCCATGTTTTAATCTTTCTAAATTTGGATCATTACAGCAAGAACAAGAAAATAATCCAATACTTAAAATAAAAACCATGAATATAAGATAATATTTCATTTATTTCTCATTACTTGCTAATTCATGAGGCATAATTTCCTTCATTATTAGCACGGTCTTAATGATTGCAATATCCTTTTCTATTGCAGAAAAACGAGTTTCAAATTTGTATTCCATAGATGCAAATCTATCATCAATATGGTTAAATTGAGCATTCATCCAAAGCATTGATCCGATTATAGATGCTATGAATGTCATCCCCACACCAATAGCATCGGCATGTTCTATTAATCTTTTCATAAAATAATCTCCATTTTGCCTAATAATATACTCCAAATATATATAAAAATCAAGTCATACTCTTTTCTTTTTGACAAATAAATACATTGTAATCAACACCTAAATATGGTATCATGCTTCATGATATGTCTAGGGGGCACCCGAAAAGCAGCATCTCACTGCCTGACATATCACTTCATTGAGAATAACTAGAGAGGTTGTATGTCAAAATGCGCGGATCCCATTAATCAAAAATTCGGTAAGTTACTCGTTTTAGACTCTATTTCTATTCCAGGAAAACCACATAGATATTTAATTTGTGTATGTGATTGCGGAATAAAAAAAAATGTAAGAAAAGATATTATTTTGAATGGTAGAGCAAAAAGTTGCGGATGCTCTAAAAACACAAAAAATATTAAATACAATAAAACATGCGAAACATGTTCAAATCAATATTTAGGAAGTAAGATTCAACAATATTGTTGTAATAAATGCTATATAAAAAACCCAGATGTAAAACAAAAGAGACGATTAAATGCAAAAAATTCATATTACAATAATATTAATGATCGCAGAATATATATGAGAGAATGGGCTGGAAAAGCATTACGTAAAAAGAAAGGTATACCTCTTGACACACCTAGAATGAAAAAGTATCCAGGAGAAGGATATATATCTAAACAGGGTTATAAATATGTCGGAATAAAAGATCATGCTCTTGCCAATAAACACGGAAGAGTTTCTGAACATATTCTTGTAATGAGTAATCACCTTGGTAGAACCCTATTTAAAGGAGAAAATGTACATCATAAGAACGGAATCCGTGATGATAATAGAATAGAAAATTTAGAATTATGGACTACTTCTCAACCAGCAGGTCAGCGAGTAGAAGACAAAATCAAATGGTGCAAAGAATTTTTGGAAAAATATAAAAATCTTTGACAATAATCATAGAAGATTTTAATTTTAATTTAACACAAGTCGCACCTGGTTAGTGCACGACACATAATACGCTTGGTCAACGTGGCAGATATTAATTCCTCTCGCAAGGAATGTTAATTTCAACCATGTACCAATAGGTATTATGTGACTTTCTCAACTGGAATCACCAACATAAATAACATGGCACCTGAGCTCCCAGTACAGGCGAGCGAGGATTTGCTAAGTACTCCTCAATTTAATCTTATACATTCGTTCGGTGTAGATTTGCATCACGCAGAGTCGTACATCGGAAAAACAACTAGAATGTCAAGATTTGAAAGATTGAGCACCGATGGCGGTCAATTAGACGGAAGTGGAATAGACCCAGCCTCTGAGGTCCCTGTCAGGACTGACATCGATGCGACCATGGAGATCTACGCAAAATCAATCGTAACAAACGAACAAGTTGTATTGTGGGAAAATAGTAAAACACTTACTAAATTCACTGCTCTCTTGGGTCAATGGCTACGTGAGAAAGAAGATCTACTTATGCGCGATCTTTTCAGTTCGAGCGTGAGTTATATCAACGCAACAGGTGGCACGAACGGCGATCAACCTAGTAATATTTCGTTGAACGATGTAAACAACATTGAAACGATTTTACTTGGTAACGATGCCCGTACAATGCTTGTGAGCATAGATGCCATGAATAAATTTAGCACAGGCCCTACCAGAGACGCTTTTATAGCTTTAGCTAGCACTAACATTACCAATGACTTACAAAAAGTTCAGGGTGTATTGTTGAAAAATGCTTATCCTTCACAAGAAGGCTTGCGTCCAGAAGAATATTGCTCTATCTCTCGTTTTAGATTCTTTGTTTCATCTAAAGCTGCAAAACTTCCTGGTATCTCCACAAAAGGAAATACGGTCTATACAATTCCTATGTATGGCTTAGAAGCAGCTGCTAAGATTGAACAAAACAACTATACAGCTGTCATCGGCTACCGTCCTCCTTGGGTCGTTTCGTCCGTTGCGCAGAACAGCCAACTCTATGCGAAATTTGCAATTGCTCGCGCGATTACAAATCAAAACTGGATCTCTGGCTTGAACGTAACAACATTACAACCATCATAATATAAGGAGTAATCTCATGTTTACTATTTTGACAGGTGGTTCTTTTACTTCTACAGGAGCGGGGGTTAAAATTAATCTTCCTAGCTCTGCGGATTACTTTAGAACTTGGAATATCACACAAATGCCTTTAGCACCCGCTACTGGTGTGGTTATTGCTTCTGAATGGTTTGGTCCTAAATTTGGATTAGGTCAAACAGCTGCAAACGATGGTATCCGATGGAAAAAAGAGACAAGTCTTAATCGTGTTCTTATGGACACTTTCGCTACTTCTACCGCTTCCAATGGCTATACATACGTGACTTCAAGCCCAGTTATTGAACCTCAAGCAGCGGCAGCAATTACAGCAATCACAGCTGCTAATCCTGCTGTAGTGACTCAGACAAATACATATTCTGATGGTGATATAGTTTATCTGTATAACACTACAGGTATGCTTAATATTTCTGGAATGGCATTTCAGATTAGTTCAGCCTCCGGTTCTGGATATACTCTTCTTGGTCTCCCTGCGACTGTTACCAATGGTTTTGCTACTGCAGGTACTGCTGGTTTTACACGTAGAGTTTCTAAGTTCAACGCCGTAGAACCTGAATTCTTATGGATCACTAATATTTCACAAGCTACACAAGCGGTTGTTTCTACTTCAGTAGATCCTTCCGATCATTATGTAGTTGGTATGAAAATTCATTTTAGTGTTCCTGGTTCTTTCGGTATGAAAGAGATCAATCAATTAACAGGAAAGATTCTCGCTGTTAATGCTGTTTCAGCTACTGCAAATATCGGTGCTTATAATGTTACTGTAGATATTGATTCAAGTGCATTCACTGCATTTGCATTCCCATTATCAACAGCAAGCCCAACAGCACAGCTATTTGCTACATTTGCACCAGCCGGGGCAAGCACACAATTTGACCCGATTACAAACGTGCAAACTGGGTATGACTTTTTGAAACAACCGTTTCGAACAGGTCAATTTGTTCCTTATTTGTTCTTGGCAGGTGGAGCACAATCTCCTGCTGGAGCAGCTGCGGATCAGATTAACTGGATGGCATATAAATTGGAAAATTAGTAGTCACAATCCTCATTCGTACCCGTAATTGTGCGGGTACGATTTAAATCAAATGTAAAGCGGTTTACATGAGTTCACCAAATATAAATAATCCTTATCTACCTGGTGTGGTCTGTATCCCTAGTACATTAGAGATTACAGCGATTACAAATGCTTTTCCAATGGCGATAACAACCACAATGAATAGTGATCAGGCCAATACTTATATCCCTGGTATGGCAGTGAGATTATTTGTTCCTATTTCATTTCGTATGTGGCAAGCAAACAATCTTATCGGAACCATCGTATCGGTTGTTAGCAATGTAATAAGCGTAAATATAGATTCAAGAAATTTTGATCTGTTTATAGTTCCATCAGGCGGCACACAACCTGCGAGTTTGTCTCCTAATGGGTCTAGAAACTATCAGTATAGTAATAGTTCCAATATCGTTCCTTTTCAGAACCTTAACAATATAGGTAATTAGTATGGCTGTATGTGTACCAATGGCAACAAAATCAGGTGAATTACATGGATTAATCGACGTAAAAACTAATTCCGTCGAATTCAATGATTTTAAACATATGGATGCAAAAACAAAAGCCGAAGTTCAGAAACAGAAGAAAGAAGACAGTCGTTTAGTAAAAATCATGTATAGAAATACAAGGGGGAAACATGAAAGACTTACTAAACCATATTGCAAATACGCTGGTGATAGAATTGAAATCTGGCATTTCATCCCTGGTTATGTATATGAAGTGCCTATGGGATTGGTTAACGAAGTGAATGCAGCAAAATTACCTGTCAGGTCTGGTTTAGTAAGTATTGATGGAGCTCCACTAAATAAAGACGAATCTCCACTTGACAGAGATCAAGAAGGCGAGCAATTACATCATATGTATCCAGCTAGTTTTTGATTGAAATAAGGAATTATTTATCATGGCATTAGCTCAGGCTGATTCAACATATACTAGAATAGAGAAATTAATACGACGCCTGACCGCTTCTTCTAGTCAGGCGTCGTTATCTTCTATTGAGATACAGACAGCACTTAATGTTTTCTATACTCAAGATTTCGCCTACGGAATCAAACTTGATCAAATGCGATCAGTCTATACTTTCTATACTCAACCTAATATTGATAGATACCCTCTGGATGTGAATTTTGATCAGGGTGTAAGAGCTCCCATGTATGTAGATAATATACAAGGTAATTTCTACAAAGATCGTCAGCAGTTTTTTTCAGTTTGGCCAATGTTTCCCACTCAGTTTAGACAAGGCGGTAATACTGTTAGTGGAACTATTACAGGAATAGCGCAACCAACAAACCCAACACAGATTACCAGTGTAGGGCACAATTTGACTACAGGGGCTGTTATTACTATTAATGGTGTCGTGGGTATGACTCAGCTTAATGGTAATAGTTATACGATCACTGTCATTGATGCGAATACATTTTCATTGAATGGAGTTGATAATACTGCTTTTGGTGCTTACATATCAGGGGGAACTTGGATAGCGATCAGTCAAACATTTTCATTTACTCTCCCTGGTCCTTTTTATAGTAGAGAAGTGATCATAGGGGGAGTTGATACAAGTGGATCACCTATCACAATAGCAGATGATAGCAATGGAAATTTAAGATATTTATTACCTAATCCAATTACTTCAAATCCTTTGGCAAATACTAATCCTGCTGTTCCAGGAATGTATAATATTAATGAATCAAATCCAGGATTGAATAATCCTACCGTTATTGGCACTGTAAATTATGTGACAGGTCAATTTGATTTTACTTTACCTTTTGGTATTTCTTTAGCTTTAGGTACTTTATTAACTATAAGAGTGGCACAATATACCACAGGTCGACCAATTACCTTATTATTTTGGAATAATGAATTTACAATCAGACCATGCCCTAAATATATCCATCAAATAAAAGTAGAAACATATTTAACTCCCGTTCAATTTATGAGTCAGGGTGACGTTCCTATTCTTAATCAATGGAGTCAATATCTTGCCTATGGGACAGCTTGCGAGATACTAAGACAGCGTCAAGACATGGATGGCGTAGCAAACCTTATGGAGGGTTTTAAACGGCAAGAAGGACTTGTATTGGAACGTCAAGGTGTTGAAGAATTATTTTCTCCTACTCCTACACTTTTTAATAGTCCTTCATCATATTCAACTGGACCATGGGGAAACTCAGGTTCGGGGAGTTGGTAATGGCTGGATATATTCCTCTTAAAGTTACAGGAAATGAGACTGGACTTGTTCAGGAACGAGAAGAATTTATCTTACCAAACGATGCCTATCCTATTTTAGAAAATGCTTATATTTGGAGAGAAAGGATAAGACGCAAGCAAGGATTTACACTCTTAGGTCAATTGAGAAGAATGTTAGTAGCTCAATCATTAGGAATGACTCCAGCAGCTCCTTTAACTCTAACATTAAATATATTCACTTTGCTCACATTAGAATCTACTTCATCCTTACAACCTGGATCTGTAGTTATCACTATTGGAGCACCTGATACTGCTACTTTTACAGATAACGGATTAGGTGGATTTACAGCCACAGGAGCGGGGGTTTCGGCAGGATCGTCAATCAATTATTCCACTGGTGTTGTAGTATTAGTTTTTAGTGCTTTGATAGGTGGTTCTTCGATTCTGGCAGATTTTAATTACTATCCTGGATTGCCTGTAATGGGCATAAGAACTAAAGAACTAAATAATATTAATAGCGAATTGACAGTATTTTTCGATACAAAATATGCTTATATTAATTCTGCTTCAGGATTTAAAGAATGGCTTCCAGGAACTACTTGGACAGGTCAGAATTATGAATTTTTTTGGTCGACTAATTATTGGGTTAGTCAATCAACTCTAAAAGTATTTTGGGTCACAAATGATAGTAATTCAGGTGATCCAATTCGTTACACAGATGGTACAGGCGGATGGTTTAATTTTACTCCTCAAATAGATGTCTCAGGTAATTTACTGCTTCAAGCATTAGCATTGTTACCTTTCAGAGGACGATTAGTTTCATTTAATACATTTGAGGGGACAAATTTAGGAACAGGAGTTGCACATACTAATCGAATACGCTGGGCAGCAATTGGTAATCCATTCACTACTATAAGCGGCATTATAACAGTCGTTAATCCTAACGCATGGCGTGATGATATACGTGGTCAAGGAGGATTCCTTGATATCCCTACATCAGAGGACATAATTTGTGTTGGTTTTGTACGTGATAATCTGGTTATTTATTGTGAAAACTCGACCTGGCAATTAAAATACACAGGTAGATCGATAGCTCCATTTCAAATAGAAAAAGTAAATACAGAATTAGGTGCAGAAAGTACCTTCAGTGCAGTTCAATTTGATACTTCTCTTGTCGGTGTAGGTGATAAAGGTATTGTAGAATGCGATAGTTATAAGAGCCAGTTAATCGATATTAAGATACCTGATCTTGTTTTCAGATTTAATAATTCAAATAATGGCCCTAGACGTGTACATGGAACTAGAGATTATATTCAGCGTTTAGCTTATTGGACTTATCCAGATCAAGATAATAATGCTTTATTTCCAGATCGTCGATTAGTCTATAATTATGAAAATGATTCATGGGCTATCTTCACTGATTCTTTGACATGTTTCGGTACTTTTCAACCACCTTCAAATAGAACCTGGGCTAATACAAAAATACCTTGGCAACAAGCTAATTTCTCATGGGTTAATAGACCAGCTCTTATTCCTGCTGTAATAGCTGGAAATCAGCAAGGTTATATTGAATTCGTTGGAGGAGGACTTCAAGGAGGCCAAGCCTCCAATGATGTCAGTCTTACTATTTTCAACATCACTGGAAATACTACAACCCCTACTTCTATCAATAGCCCTAATCATAATCTACAGTCAGGACAAGTAATCGAAATAGAAAATATTATTGGACCATTCTCTAATTTAAACGGTGCAATATTTGGTGTTACCGTTCCTCCTGGAGATAGAAATAATTTTTATATCACTATCTATGATCCTGCAACAGGGCAATTTTCTGAACCTCAATTAGATGTACCTGCTATTTATTTAGGTGGCGGACAGATATCAGTGAGAGATAATTTCAATATCACTAGTAAGAAATTCAACTATCTTGATGAAGGGCAAAATATACAATTAGGCTATATAGATTTACTAATGCCTACAACAGAAGAAGGGGCATTATCACTTAATGTTTTTGTGAATTATGATGATGATACGGCTTCTAATACATTGCCAAATAATATTGTACAATTGACACAGAAACCAGATGATTTTTTCAATACTATTATAAATACTTCTGCATCTTCTTTCAATATTGCAAGCAGTAGTAAAACATGGCAGCGTGTTTTCTGTCCTACTGCAGGTAACTTTGTAACAATACAATATACTCTCTCAAATGCACAGATGGCAGGAATAGAACAAGAAAATGATGTCCAGATTGATGCACAAGTTATATGGACTAGGAAAGCAGGAAGAATGAGTTTTTAACTAAGGTAATTATATGGCGTTTTTAGCAAATATCCCGCAACCTTCTGATACCCTAGATTTTAGCCAACCTGAATTATTAAGCAATAATTCACAGTTGAATACAAGTTTTGGTATCGATCATTACCCATTTACTGACACTTCAGCCAATCTAGGTTTTCATAATCAGGTAACAACTCCAATTATAGTGGGGGCTGCTCATCCGACTACTACAACAACATATGATCGTTTCTATGCAATGCAGGATACTCCTAATTTAGGAATTCTTCAATATTCTAGAGGATATGATACTGTTTCTGCTGCGCCTGCTGTCCCTACCCCTGTAACATCATTACAATCTCCTGCAACAGGAATTGCATTAGCAGCTGGAGCCACTCTTCCAATTTTTGATTTCACCGGTATAAATACATTTGGCTTAGCTATGTTATATGTTGTAGATATTACTAATGCATTGCCTAGAGCTGTTTTTATGGAAATGGTGACTTATTGCAATAGTACATTACAAGCATATCAAATTCCTACATTGCCGCCATATCCGACAGCTACTTTAATTATAGGAAATTCAGCAAATCCTATTTTGAGAATTAAAAATAATTCAGCAAATCCGATGTCAATTATGTGGACGCTTCAATTTTTGAGGATTCAAACATGATCCCAATGGATAGCCAGGAATTTGAAAGTTATTTACCTGTTTATGATGTTATTCCTGATCAATGGGAGGATGCTCAAGCATTTCTAACTGAACAATTAAAAAGAATTGCTATTGCTGTAAATACCAGAGAAATTGGTTGGTTTATTGATCAAGAATTATTAAGTGGAGGAAACTTTATACCTGGTGTAATTGCTCCAGGTAATTCGACACCTGCACAATTTAGATCGATATTGAGAAAAGTAGTTCCATGTAGCCCTTTAGTGATAGGATTGAATACATT